GCACGAATGACGGGCGAACCCTCACGAGTAGCATAGGTATACTCTTGAGTACTGTTGTTTACACAGTGAGCACTGAAGCCGCCGGCAATCATCTCGGGCTTCCACCCTTCGACAAGCTTAGCATCCATCTCACGGATTTCGATGGTCTTGTTAGAGACAACACGGACGACTTCGAAAGGGACGATGTCAGAGTAACCGATCATATTCGCGAATTTCATGGTGTAGCCTTTCACTGCCTTACTATATAGATATAGTACTTGCAACTACAAATGTCAACCAGTAAAATTCACTTTTCGTTAATTTTTTTCGCTTGCCTTGCAGCCCATGCAGCCTCGAAGCCGACTTCGTGTACAACGTTCTCGTGGTTGCCCCAGATCCGTTCTATGTAGGAATGATAAGTCGACTCGATGTCCTTCTCGGACCAAGCTTCAGGGATGAGCTGGCCTTTGACGATCCAGTAAAAGCGATTCGCTTCTTTGATTTGAAACCATGTCATGTGATGAGGTGCTTTAGATGATTGCGGTGGATCTTAGCTCCGACAAATGCATTGTAGAATTCGTCAGGTTTCAGCAGGACGTCGTTAACCACTTGCTCTCGAAGCTCATAGTAACTCATCTCTGCAGTTGTCTTGCATAGTCGGATAATCTTTCGCTGAAACCTATCAACACCAAACTCTTCGACTAACGTCTTTACTTCTTCGCTAGATCCGTAGTAGTCCATCCAATCAGACTCGGATATAACCTTGCGCTTTCTTTTCTGTCCTTTGAGAGGCTTCAGAGTTCGCGTTGAACTGAGCTTCTTCTTACCGATGTATTTCTTACCATTCAGTGTATCGGTTATTTCATAGACGAAACCAGCATGTCCATTAATATCGTCCGAAGAGAATGGCTTCCCTTCGTATGTCCAGCTCATTCTTCTTCTAACTCTTCGTCCCACTCTTCATCGTCATCATCGTGAAAAAGTGACTCTCCGCAGAATGGGCAAAAACAAATCTCGCCGTCTTCATAGTGTTCAATCGAAAATTCTGAGTCGCAAACTTCGCAGACTAAATCTTCTTTATTCATAATAGTCTCCTTCAAATAAAATGGGCAGGATTTGCTCCTGCCCTATTTATCTTTCGGAAGATTAGGCCTCACACGCTTGGCAATTCATGATGTCTCTTACAAGTTGCTGAGCAGGATTTGATGAGCGTTGATAGTAGAATGTCTTCACTCCGAGTCTCCATCCTTCGATGATCAGAGCATTCACATCTTTTGGTGACACATCAGGAGCAATCAACAAGTTCAAAGATTGTGCTTGGTCGACGTACTTCTGACGAGCAGCCGCTTGCTGAACAATGCTAATGGGAGCGATCTCAGAGAAAGTCTTGAATACGTCCTTTTCGGTCTGAGTCATGAACTCGAGATGCTGTACCGATCCACCATGTTGTAGAACAGACATCCAGGTCTCGTCGTCGTTTTTACCGTGTGCTTCAAGAACATCTACAAGGTAGGGGTTCTTGTAAGTGAACTTACCTTTTGCAAGGTCTTTCGTGAAGTAGTTCGAAGCAAGAGGTTCAATCGATGGTGATACCTGGCCAAGAATAAAGCTCGAAGAAGTAGTAGGAGCAATAGCACAACGAGTAAGGTTGCGTACGCCATATCCAAGAAGTCCTTCAGGCTCGCCGTACTCAAGTGCAAGTTCTTTCGAAGCAGCAAGAGAACGGTCGTCAATAAACTTCGAGATCTTAATCGACAACATATGAGCATCAAATGATTCGAAAGGAATCATCTTTGACTGAAGGTATGAATGCCAACCAAGCTGGCCAAGACCAAGCGCTCTCCAGTGACGAGCAAAGTTGTTGGAGGATTCCATGTACTTTACACCGTCGGTCTTCTCGATGTACTCTTCCATGACGGCGTCAAGGAACCAGATCATCACTTCAACCGCATCGGTATTTACCCACTCGTCGAATGTAAGAATGTTCATCGAAGCAAGGTTGCAAACAAACGACCAATCCTTCGAAGAAGGAAGTGCAATCTCAGAGCAAAGATTCGAAGCCCAGATAGGAATGTTCTTATCCTTCAGTACCTGAGGCTTATTGTTATTCACAGTATCAGTAAAGAACAAATACGGATAGCCAGTTTCCTTACGCTTACGTAGAACACGAGCCCAGATAGTACGTTTATCCGGATCACCAGCAATCATTTCTTCCATCCATTTGTCAGTGATGGTTACACCCATCGAGACATTTTGGATCGGACTACCGACTTCACGGATGTCAAGGAACTCCATAATATCAGGATGTTCAATAGGAAGATATGCTGCGAAGGATCCACGGCGAGTCGACCCTTGGCTAATCACGTCAACACCGGTATCCCACAACGCCAAATAGTACGCAGGACCATTTGCCTTACCATTCGCTCCACCTTTAATATCTGTACCACGAGGACGAATAGAACCGAGGAATCCAGAAGTACCAGCGCCTAGTTTGCTTTGAGTGCAGACTTCACCAAACTTGTCGAGAAAGCTCTCGACTGAGTCTTCAATGTAAACACCATTACATGAGATAGGAAGACCTTTCTTCGTACCAAAGTTAGACCATACTGGCGATGAGAGAGAATAATAGCCTCTACTCATGTAATCATAAAACTTATCAGCAAAACCTTCTTTGTCAAGAATACGTTCAGCTGCTTTTGCAATCTCACGAACTCTCTCTTCAACTGTCATATTACCATCAATATAACCTCTCGAGAGGAAGATGCGAGAGTCTTCATTTGCCCATTCAAATCCCATGTTGTTCTCCTTAGAATAGATCGTCTGCTGTAATTGCTTTGCCTTTTGAATATTCAACCGGTCTCTTCTGGAAGAAGTCAGTCATATTCGCACCGTAAAGTTCCTCATCAAACCAGTGTGTTTTCTTTACGAGTTCAGCGTCATAAACAATTGCAGAACTATCAAAACCGATTTGATCGATGGACTCTTTCATGCGCTTTGCAATAAATGCTTTTAAGATACTTGCATCAAGACCCTGAATAGCGTAATCGCCCATGATCCAGTCAATAACCTTTGACTCTGCCTTTAATGAGTCGATGCATTCACTCTCGATACGCTTCTGCAGTTCTTCATCAAATAGCTCTGGATATTCTTCACGAAGAGTGTTAATAATCTTAATGCCAACTTGTGCATGAAGCATTTCTTCATTACGAGTGTATTGTACTTGCTGAGCGCAATCCTTCAAAACAGCTTTGTTACGGTTGAAGTGCATGATGATATAGAACTGCGAGAAGAGCGATACGTTCTCAACGAACAAAGTAAACAGGGTGATCGCGTAGATATATTGCTTTTTAGTGTCGTCCTTGTAGGTCTTCTTGAGATACTTACGTAAGTAGTTTACACGGCCTTTAATCACTTCCTCATTTAGATTTTGCTCAAACACATGAGTAAGCTGAAGAACATCGAGTAGCTTCTCATATGCAAGGTTATGAATCACTTCTGAGTTTGCCATGGCAAAGCCAAGATCGCGTAGTGATGGATGCGGAAGGTTCTTACCAAGATCTGCCCAGAAAGTCTTTACCGCAACTTCGATCTGTCCGATAGCAGATAGAGTCTTAACGATGACTTCTTGCTCTTGCTCAGTTAAATCAGTTTTAAACTGAGAGTAGTCTGATCTAAAATTGAACTCATCGGGAGTCCAGAAACCTTGCCAGATTGCATCGATGAACTGCTTAGTCCATGGATATAGATCTGGTTTACGTGAAATTTGTTCTTCGAATAACATTTATTCCTCTTTCTTATTTTCTTATACAGCCATCGGAGCTTTCAGCGATTCCATCGGATCATATCCCACCAACTCAAAATCAGAAGCACATAATGTTTGAATGCTGTCGACGTTAAGTGACTGCAGTTCAGGCATTTTGAGAGTAGGTAATTTTCGAGGAGTTCGCTTAAGTTGTTCACGTACTACATCTTCATGAGTACTATATATATGCGCGTCGCCTATGCTATGTACTAAATATGCTACTTCAAGTGAACAAATTTTCGATATCATGTGTGTAAGTAGAGCATAACTTGCGATATTGAAAGGTACTCCAAGGAACATATCGGCAGAACGTTGATAGAGGTGGCAGCTCAGCTTACCGTTGACGACACGAAACTGTGCGAGGACATGACAGGGAGGGAGAGCCATTTCGGCGGTTTGTAGAGGGTTCCATGCTGAAAGGATAATTCTTCTTGAGTCAGGATTGGTTCGTATCTGTGTGATGACTTCAGAGATTTGGTCGTAACCTTGGCCATTGAAATTACGCCATTGTGATCCATAGACTGGGCCAAGCTCTTTGGTGTATTCATCGTGGTAGTGTCCAAGAGCGCGGCCTTGATTGTATGCGTTTGCTGTCCAAATGGTTTGTTTTCCAACCAAGTCAACTCGATGCTTTTCATAAGTGATTTCAGCGAGGCGTCGTTCATCTGTACTTCCTTCTAAAAACCAGAGTAGTTCACCTACGACCGCTTTCCAAGCCAATCGCTTTGTTGTGACTGCAGGGAATCCTTCACGAAGATCGAACCGCATTTGATAACCAAATACCGA